ACCGTGAGAAGTACGGACCGCTCAATATCATGATGCGTACCGAGTGGGGGGCTTCGCTGGTGGCTTCTGTCCTGGCTAACATCAATAAGGCAAAGAACACACCGCCGTTCAAGGTAAGTGACTTTGCACCGCACATCAACGAAGCGCCATTATCTCTGGAAGAAGCTATGAAAAGTTGGCATTGATATCATTTATTTGGTTATATTCTCTCTGGAATAATTATATTGATACCGAGGGGATTATGATAAAGAAAGCAGCGGTTGTTTTTACTGTAATGCTTTTATGCGGCTGCGTTAGTGCGCCAGATAAGGCGGAGCTAATCCGCGCCGATTATGGGAAGTTACCTGGTAATTATCAGGAAATAATTAAAGGTAGTATGTCGGCTCGCCTTAAGGACCCTTATTCTGCACGATATGATTTCAATGAACCTTTCAAAGGTTGGTGCAAGTCAGGATTTACAACTTATTACGGATGGTTAGTTCCTTTTACTCTTAACGCTAAAAATAGTTATGGCGGTTATGTAGGTAATAAGTCATACCTTTATCTGGTGAATAAAAATAATGCTATTGACTATACGGCCTCCTTCCAGGTGGGAGGGTGCGGAAAAAGTTAGATTTAGTAAATTAAAATAAACCTCGCTTCGGCGGGGTTTTTTATTGCCTGGAGAAAATTAAATGGCTGGCAAGTCCCTTGGTACTTTAACAATTGATCTAATAGCAAAGGTCGGCGGATTTGTTCAAGGAATGGATAAAGCCGAAAGGGCATCCCAAAAATGGCGTGACCAGGTAAAAAAAGACGCCAAGGAAATAAGCACCTCCATTATTGCTATTGGAGCAGCTGCGGCAACTGCCGCTGTCGGGATTGGCGCTGCTGGTTTAGCCATTGTCAAAAATACAGCACAGCAGGTAACAGAGGCAGACCGCTGGGCAAAATCTCTTAAAATGTCCACCCAGGATTTGTTATCTTGGCAATATGCTGCTGAACAAGCCGGTTTAACCGGTGACAACATAGCCGATATTTTCAAAGACATTAATGATAAGGTCGGTGATGCGGTCCTGAAT